ATACTAAGCGAAACATCTGCAGAACTTGCAGTGTCGCTTGTTACTTTAAGAACATCTGATGCTTCCATAACAACTTTCTGGTCGCCACCCACCACAACTAGTGAGCTTCCTACAGGAACAGGAGCAGCTTTAACTATATAAATATTATCACCGTCATTATTTTCTATTTGAACATCTACTGCTATTTGAGATGAAACTATGTTTGCAATCGCCAAACCAATAATAGTTGTTTCTGTAGAACTAGGACAAGTGTAAATAGTTGCAGCAGAAGTTCCTACTCCAGTATCTGTCTTTAATTTAAACGCATTAGCCATATCGTATTATACTCCATAAATTATCCTAACGCAATAGCAAAGGCCACAGCTGCAGCATTAGCATTACTAATACTTGTTGCCATAGTTGCGCTTAATGTTGCTCGTGCCGTATTACTATTACCAATACTTGTTGCTAGCGTTGCAGAGGTTGCGGCAAATGTACTTGACACCGCTGCTATTCTAGTTTCAAGTGTTGCTGATAAAGCTGTAACTAAACTAGTATTAGCAGCAATACTAACTTTATTTACAGAAGTTAAAGCAGACACTGCAGCTATTCTTGTTTCTAGTGTAGCAGATGTGCTAGCAAATGTAGAGCTAACCCCTGCTATCCTAGTTTCTAGTGTACCAGATAAAGCTGTAATTAAACTAGTGTTAGCAGCAATACTAACTTTATTTACAGAAGTTAAAGCAGATACTGCTGCAATCCTAGTTTCTAATGTGGCAGATGTACCAGCACTTGCAGCAGCCACAGCAATTGTATTTACTGAAGCTACTGCATCTAGATTAGTTTTAGTAAGAACAGATACTGCTGCAATTCGTGTCTCTAATGTAGCAGAGGTAGATGCAAAAGTACTTGATACCCCTGCAATACGTGTCTCCAACGTGCCTGACAAAGCTGTAATCAAACTTGTATTTGCAGCAATACTTACTTTGTTTACAGAAGTTAGGGCTGATACTGCAGCTATTCTTGTTTCTAATGTAGCAGAGGTAGATGCAAAAGTACTTGATACTCCTGCTATCCTAGTCTCAAGTGTTCCTGATAAAGCTGTAATTAAGCTAGTATTAGCAGCAATGCTAACTTTATTAACCGAAGTTAAAACAGATACTGCAGCTATTCTTGTTTCTAATGTAGCAGATAATGCAGCAACTGTAGAAGATGTAGCAGCAGACTCACCACCAACCAATATATTTGTCGCATTAACTGTTGTTGCACTTATCGTGCCAGCACTAACAGTTGTTGCAAAAAAATTACCAGTTCGTAGGCTGCTTACACTTACATCTTGAAATACAAGAGTTCCTGCATCAAGTTTATCTGCTGTAATACTGGTAGCTGCAAGGCGTGTAGTAGATACATCTATAGCATTTAATACTGAAACTCCGATAGCATTTATTGAAATTTCACCTGTTACGATTAAATTACCGTTAACCTGTGCTGCGCTTTGTGAAAGAGAAATAGCAGTGTTAGTACCACTGCCATCTTGTATACGTCTTAGTGTTCCATCAATCCCTGCATTGTCAACACTGGTATCAATTTTTAGCAAATCTTTATAAGTATTTGCAATCTTTTTTCCTGTAAAATCACTCATTAGATTGTGTTCCAGTTTCTATCAATGTCTTCCCAGTTATCAAATACAGCAGCTTCCCAATTAAGATTACGTTCTAAATTATTTTCAGGTCGTGCATCACGGATAAACATGCTACGGTCAATCGTAGATATAATTTTATTTTGTGGATGATTAACTAAATCATATCCTTTATCATCATCTTGAGGGCAAACCCACAATCCATAGCTATTATATTTCATAACAGTTCGTGGGTATGCAAACCCACAAACATCACAAACTATTTTATTATACTTTCCTCGTGCCATACTATAAACTTGGTAGCCATGCTGAAACAGGAACTGCTGATACTAAATCTACTGGTAGTCTAGGGTCATCAACATTTACATCATCAGTTACTCTTACTATTTTATTTTGTGGATGATTTTTTAAATCATACTTACCTTCAAAGTCTTTTGAGCAAACCATCATTCCATAACTATTTTTTTTAAGTTCAGAAAGTTTATACTTAAATCCACATATGTCACATATGCCAACTGCCTTTGTCATTTTAGTACCTCAAGCGAGGTCTTATTAACATGCTTGCTCTTTCTCTATCTTCTTCTTGCGCCCTACTTAATCTTTCTTCATACTCTTGTTTAATCATGTTAATACGAGAAGGGTCTACACCTGGTCTTTTCATAGACATAAAGTATGCTGTCCCTGCAGTTAGGCAAGGAAGAAAACGTCTAGAAATATCTGCTGTTTGATTTGAACGTGATACATCTTCAATATATTTAACCGTTTCAAGTTTTAATATATTTGTGCTATTATCTGGTAAAGGCCAAAGACTAACAACTATGTTATCTCTATCTCTACGAACTGCATATTGTGATGACCTGCCTGTCTGTGTCTTGCGAGGTATCTTTAAATATTCTTCCATACTAATTCTATTTAGCTGTAAGTCAGTGCTGCCATCTCCGCTTTGCACATTTATAACTGCCTCAAGAATATCTATGTTTTGGTCAGCTAAAGTATAGGCTGTTGTGCTTGTTGTTACAGTAACTGCAGTAGTTCCAATAGTCCACAGTTGAATCCCACGATTTTGCCAGTCTTGAAGTAAAAGATTTATAGACCGTCTTGCAGAGCGAGGCTCTTCACCAAGAGTAATTTCACCGCCTATCATTTCAGTTGCTTCTTGAATGACTTCATCTATGTCCATAGAAAAGTTATATGTTCCTGATGTTGCCATTACTACTTATCCTTTTCCTTATCTTTTTTATTACACTTGCAATTACAGTTTTCTTTACCGCAAGTTTTTTTAGAATCAACATTATGATATACTTTATGCATAGTTTTATTCCTTGGTTTAAACCAAAAATACTTTTCTCTATTTGCTAATGACATTACCTTCTACGTGCTTTTTTCTTACGAGCAGCACAATGAGCCTTTTGACTGAAACCTCTTGGATTCTTGCAGTCAATAGATTTTTTATACTTAGCAGACCACCTCCTTTTTCTTGGGGGACGGCTCACTTGCTTAGATACACTGCTCCTACTTATTGCCATTATGTTCGTTTTCGTTTAAGACCAAAGGTTTGTTTTTGACTTTTGGGTGGTCGTTTTTTGCTACCACTTTTACCTGCCCAAAAAACTTTGTTAGCCCAATAAGCTGCAGACGTTTTACCTTTCTTAATATTTTTAGCATGTCTAGCTTTAAAACTTTTACGAGCTTCAGGACTATAGTTATGCCCCATGCCTTGCGCTCCAAAGCGAATAATCTTAATCCTATCGCCATCACGAACTGCAACCACAGCTTTTTTAGTTGGGTGGTTAGGAGTTCGCTTAACTTGATTAAGACCTCTTAGACCTACTTTTTTTAGTCGATTTTTTTCTGCGTCTGTTAGTGCCACTACCACCGACTCCTTTTCTATACTTTGCAGTTTTCTTTGCTATAGCTTTAGGCTGCTTAACAAACTGCTTTCCCTGTTTAGTTCCTTTTCTTTTAGCTCTCGAAGTCGCCGCATATTCTGCTGGGGTGAGTGCCTTAATAGCCGCTTCTGGTAGATACCGTTCCCCCGTCTTGCTAGACTTTTTACCACTCTTGGTTCTCCACTTTTGTTTCGTCCAAGCCTTGAGTGACTTCTGTGATTTCTTTAATGCCATAACACATCCTTATGATTTGTAACCTCCACCTGCTTTTTTATAAGCAGCCGCTAGCATTTGAGCTTTTCTTGCTGACCACTGACCAGGGCGGCCCCCTTTTGAACCAGCCTTAATACGATTAAATAAACGCTTACGCATAGCTGGCTTTGTATAATTACCAGCCTCGTTTACTCTGCTTTTAGCTTTTTTCTTTTTACGTTTAACAGCCATTAATCCATTTCACCGCCTTTTTCTTTTAGACGAGCTTTTTCTTCTTTAATTATCTCTTTATGAAATTCAGCCAGTAATGGAGATGGTTTTGTTGATTCTTCAAATCCTTTAAAAGCTCTTTTTCCTTGCTCTGTAGTTCCTTGAGTAGGATTGCCTCCAATTTGCTCACCACCATCTTTAT